AAAAGCTAAGTCCAAAGCACAACAAAAATTTATGGGTATGGTTTATGCTGCTAAGAAGGGTGAGCCTGCTGCAAGTCCAGAAGTAGCTAAAGCTGCTAAAGGCATGAGCAAGAAGGCTGCACATGATTATGCTGCTACTAAGCACAAGGGCAAACCAGAACACGTTAAGAAGGACTAATCATGGATTACCATGCTCTGCAACGCAAACTATTTGAAATGGATCCTAGTGATCCAAGAGAAGATTTAAAAAAGTTGCAGCAGGCAGCTAGAGGTCCTGTTGATATTGCTCCAACCAAAGATTACTTAAACGAATCTGTTTCTGTGTCTAAAGGTTCTTTACCATTAGAACTTGACAGTATAGCAGACTTTGCTAAACTAGCTGGTGTTACAGTCAATGAAGGTAAACAAAAGGCTGCTGACAAGGTTAGAGGGAATGAACCAAAACCAGAAGCAGAACCAGGTAGAACCGAGCATCCGTTTAAAGATAGACTAGTAGGCGAAGGCCCGTTAGATCAAATACAAAAGGGTGTAAGAGATTATGATCCTAGTGCTCTAGAAAAAGGCATTAAAAAAGTCTTTACAGGTGACCCCAGTAAAGACAAAGAAAAAGAAAAAACTGTTAAGACTACTACTAGTTCAACAGCATCAAGCACACTACATCCTAAACTTATTTCAAAATTAGAACCTTTTAAGTATGCTCTAGAAAAAATATTTACTAGTGAAAGAGAGCTTAAAAGAGAGTTCATAGAACTAATGAAAAAGGCAGATCCAAGCATATATGTTAAACAAGAAGGCATAGAAGAGGCAGATAAAATGAAAGTGCAAGCACCTAAACAGAGAGACCCTAACTGGCGCACTATGCTGGCAAAGCGTACCAGTGGTGCTGGCGGTATGCACAAAGATAAGAAACATGACATGAAGATGGGCAAGGAAAAGCATAAAAAAGATTATGCTACCGAATCCATTAAAGATAGATTGTGGGCAGCGTTAAATAAAGACGATGTTTGATCTTGTTATTAACGAATTCACAAAAGATATAACCTGTACCAAAACTGCAAATCTAATTGCAGAAGATTTCCGTTGGTATGACAAAGACGGTTTTGAACTATGTGCAGCAGAAAAAAAATTATATGCTGCAATGAATTTTCCCCTTACTGAATGTTTGTATCACCTGTGTTGGCAAGACACATGGATGAACGTACAGCATCCTAAATTTATTTTAGATCACTGTATGCTATTACATCGTTGCGACTTTGCTGATGATGCTAGAAACGAAATTACAAATCTCACAACTCAAAATCCAAAAGCTCAAATGCTTTTAAAATCAAAAAAGAAATGGGGTTTTGATTTTGCTCTTGACTATATAGACGACACAGGAAATATTTGGGAAATAGTTCATATTGAATGGGACAGTTATCATTTTAACGAAATAGTTGAAATGAAAGAATCTATACAAGAAAAAATTCTCAGCACCGACTGGGAAAGCATAAGTAAACACATTATAGCAAAAGAAAGTGAATGGTCCAATCTTGAAGGTTTCAAACAAAACGATTGGAAAGCCAAAGAGATATTTGGCTGGACATTTGCTGAGAGAACCCTCAAGTCTCTCTAAAATATCTCTTGCTCTAAAAACAAAATCACTATATAATTATTACTATTAACGGAGGATAACCGAATGAGCGATCGTACCTATGGTGCAGAAGAAAAGGCAAAGCTAGAGCGTCTAGTAAGAGAAGGCATTACTGTGCTTCAGGAGATTGAAGACCTACAAGAAGGTCTCAAGGAAACTGTAAAGGCAGTAGCAGAAGAACTAGATGTTAAGCCAGCACTGATTAACAAGGCAATTAAGATTGCCCAAAAGCGTGACTGGGAAAAGTATGCTGATAGCTTCGAAGATCTAGAAACACTAGTTTCAACACTTGGCTATGATAAGTAATATTAGTGCCGTGTAACAGCGGCATTAGTATAGAGTCGCTCACTTTACGAGCATGTAGCACGGCAGCGTTGGCCACAAGCAACGGGAGATAGATTTGAGTTACGTAGATGCAATTTTTGACAGAGATTCTGACATCATCAGAATCGTAGAGCGTAAAGACGGAAAAAGACGCTTTACAGAACACCCGGTAAAATATACCTTTTACTATGAAGACCCCAAGGGCAAGTACAAGAGTGTTTATGGCACTCAGTTAAGTCGTATTGTTTGTAAGAATACAAAAGACTTCCGCAAAGAACTAGCTATCAACAACAGTAAGAAGTTGTACGAAAGCGATATCAATCCTATATTCCAATGTCTCAGTGAAAACTATCTCAATCAGGATGCACCAAAACTAAACATTGCATTCTGGGATATTGAGACGGACTTTGATCCTGAGCGAGGGTTCGCCGATCCGTCAGATCCATTTATGCCCATCACTGCTATCACTGTATGCTTACAGTGGCTCAATGCACTGATCACACTAGCAGTTCCTCCCAAAGGACTGACTATGGAACAGGCTAAGGAAATGTGTAGTGAATGGGGTGACAATGTTATCCTATTTGAAAATGACAAGGACGGAAATGGTGAGCGCGAAATGCTCAAGACCTTTCTTGACTTAATTGAAGATGCTGACATTGTGAGTGGTTGGAACTCAGAGGGCTATGACGTTCCTTATACTGTAAATCGTGTAGCACGTATTCTCAGCAAAGATGACACTCGTAGATTCTGTTTATGGGGTCAATTGCCCAAGAAGCGTGAATACGAAAAGTATGGCAAGGCTGCTGAAACATATGACTTTGTAGGTCGTGTACACCTAGACAGTCTTGAACTTTATCGCAAGTATACATATGAAGAACGCCACAGCTATCGATTAGATGCTATTGGTGAAATGGAAATTGGCGAGAATAAGACAGTATACGAAGGTACACTGGATCAGTTGTACAATAATGACTTTAGAACATTTATTGAATACAACAGACAGGACGTTGCACTTCTAGACAAACTAGATAAGAAACTAAAGTTTATTGACTTATCAAATGAACTAGCACATGCTAATACAGTTCTACTACAAACAACTATGGGTGCTGTAGCTGTTACTGAGCAGGCTATTATTAACGAAGCACACAACAGAGGACTACAGGTACCTAATCGCCCTAAACAGGATGACGAGAACACACAGGCAGCAGGTGCGTATGTTGCATATCCTAAAGTAGGTTTACACAAGTGGATCGCATCAATGGACTTAAACAGCCTATATCCATCTGTAATTCGTGCGCTGAATATGGCGCCAGAAACTATTATAGGACAGCTACGTCCAACTATCACCGATGCGCGAGTTCACGAAGATACTAATCTTAAGAAGATGAGCTTTGCAGGTTCATGGGAAGGTAGATTTGGATCTGAAGAATACGAAGCAGTAATGGATCGTCGCAAAGACGTTGCTATTACAGTTGATTGGGAAGATGGTCGCAGCGATGTGCTCAGCGGTGCTGAAATATTCAAATTAATCTTTGACAGTCACATGCCTTGGATGCTCAGTGCTAACGGAACTATCTTTACAACAGAATACGAAGGTGTTATTCCTGGACTACTCAAGCGTTGGTATGCCGAACGTAAAGAACTCCAGGCTATGAAGAAAAAGGCACAGGAGGCCGGTAATGATACAGAAATTGCTTTTTGGGACAAACGTCAGCTTGTTAAAAAGATTAATCTTAATAGTTTGTATGGTGCTATTCTCAACCCTGGTTGCCGTTTCTTTGACAAGCGCATTGGTCAGTCTACCACACTTACTGGAAGGCAAATTGCCAAGCACATGGCTGGTAAGGTAAATGAGATTATTACAGGTGAGTATGATCACATAGGTAAATCAGTTATCTACGGTGATACTGACTCTGTATACTTTAGTGCCTACACAACACTTAAAGAAGATATTGATGCAGGACGTATACCGTGGACAAAGGAAACAATCGTAACACTTTACGATCAAGTCTGCGAAGAAGCCAATAAAACGTTCCCAGATTTTATGGGTAAAGCATTTCATTGTCCTAAGAGTCGTTCAGAAGTTATTGCGGCTGGTAGAGAAATCGTTGCTGAGAGCGGACTTTACATTACAAAGAAACGCTATGCAGCTCTAGTGTATGATCAGGAAGGTGTGCGCAAGGACGAAGGCGGCAAGCCAGGCAAAGTAAAAGCTATGGGCTTAGATCTGCGTCGTTCAGATACCCCTGTGTTTATGCAGGAGTTTTTGAGTGAAGTGCTTCTGATGGTACTTACAGGCAAGGAAGAAAAAGAAGTTATTGAACGTATCACACAGTTTAGACAGGAATTCAAAGAGCGTCCAGGCTGGGAGAAGGGTTCGCCTAAGAGAGCTAACAAGATTGGCTTCTATCAAAAAGAAGAGCAGAAGAAGGGCAAAGCAAACATGCCCGGACATGTCCGTGCTAGTATCAACTGGAATTCTTTAAAGAGAATGAACGGTGACAGATACTCAATGGAGATTGTTGATGGTATGAAAGTTATTGTTTGCAAACTCAAGGACAATCCGTTAGGCTATACATCGGTAGCTTATCCAGTTGATGAACTAAGATTGCCTGAGTGGTTTAAAGATCTTCCATTCGATGACAGTGCTATGGAAGAAACAATTATTGACAATAAGTTAGATAACTTGATCGGTGTTCTAAACTATAGTTTAGAAGACACAAAACAGCACAACACCTTCTCAAGTTTATTTGACTTTGGAGAATAAAATGAAAATTAAAATTGAAATCGAAATAGACACAGACCAAGATCGTGACCTCGATGTTATTGAGGAAATTATTGCAGCCCTGAGAAGTCTAGCAGATAAAATGAAACTATGAAAGTAGGATTTACTTGTTCAACATTTGACCTGTTTCATGCAGGTCACATTATCATGCTCAAAGAAGCAAAACAACAGTGCGAATATTTGATAGTAGGACTACAAACAGATCCTACAATCGATCGCAAAGAAAAGAATAAGCCAGTACAAAGTATTTTTGAGCGGTTTGTTCAACTACAGGCCTGTAAGTATGTTGATGAAATTGTAGTGTATGCTACTGAAAAGGACCTTGTTGATATATTGCTTAGTTATCCTATCAATATTAGAATCCTAGGCGATGAATATGAGCACAGGGAATTTACTGGTCGACAGGAATGTATATCAAGAGGTATAAAGTTTTATTTTAATAAACGCGAACATACTTTTTCTACTACTGAACTTAGGCAGCGTGTAGTTGATGCTGAAGCAGAAAAATTTATAATTAAGAATCAATTATGAACATTACAATAGCAGGGTACGGTTTTGTAGGCAAGGCACATGCAGAACTATTAAAACAATATTATTCAGTTAACATAGTAGACCCTAAACTAGGTCCGGAAAAGGTACATCACACTGTCTGCGATGCTGTCATTATTTGTGTAAACACACCCCAACATAAATCAGGTGCTTGTAATATTAATAATGTCTATGAAGTTATCACAGACACTCCTAAAGAAATTCCTATTCTAATACGTAGTACTATTAGTTTAGAAGGCTGGCTTTATCTAAAAGAAACTTTTCCTGAGCGTAGTCTAACATACAGTCCAGAATTTTTAAGAGCAGAAACAGCTGAACAAGATTTTAGAAATACAGAGTACATGTATTTCGGAGGCGATGGTGTAGCTTTATGGGAAGATATATTTAGAAAATTATTTCCCAAAGTAACCTCAGTTCATATGCAACCAGAAGAACTAGTACTAGTAAAATATTTTAGAAATGCATTTCTTGCTACTAAAGTAAGTTTCTTCAATCAAGTATATGACATGTGCGAAGCATTTGGTGTTAACTATAACAACGTCGCTGCTGGCGTAGGAAATGATCCTAGAATTGGTCGTAGTCATACAGAAGTAACTGCTGCCAGAGGTTGGGGTGGACACTGTTTCCCCAAAGACGTTGCTGCTCTAATGCATACCGCAGAATTAGAAGGCGTATCACTGAGCCTTATACAAGAAGCAGACAACTATAATCGTAGAGTAAGAAAATAATATGCGTATTCTGTTAACAGGACATAAAGGATTTGTTGGTTCAAGATTGAAAGAGGTCTTGGAGAAAGATCATGTTGTGTATGGTATTGATCTTGTAGACGGCAAAGACATTAATACCTGTAGCTTGGACTATGAAGTTGATCTAGTAATCCACTTGGCAGGAAAGAGCGGTGTTCGTCAAAGCCTTAAGACACCTAGTGCATATTGGTATAACAATGTAGAAGGCAGCAGAAGAATATTTGAAGTATTTCGAAATACTAGAATTATCTATGCCAGTTCCAGCTCTGCATATGAGCCCGAACGCAATCCCTATGCCGCTACAAAACTATTAACTGAGTTTTTGGGTGCTAAACATCCCGACTCGTTGGGTATCAGATTGCATACTGTGTACAGTGACACACCCCGCAAAGACATGTTCTTTGATAAGCTACTAAACGGAGGACTAGAATATGCGACTAAGCATTATAGAGATTTTATTCATTTGGAAGATGTTTGTTCTGCTTTCCTACACCTTATTGAAGATACTACCTTAAAGGGTGTAGTTGATGTTGGAACTGGCACTAGTGTTTACATTCCTAGCATCGCTCCCAATCTAAAGATAAAAGAATATACACCCCACGAAAGAACACACACCCAGGCAGATATAAAAATTTTAACAAGTTTAGGCTTCAAACCTAAATACACCGTAGAAAACTTCTTGACAAATAAAGGCCTTGACGTTAAACTACAATATATTACAGGAGAAAACCCATGAAAGACATTTTACAAGACATCGTAGCCCATACCCATTCGCTGGGCTTCTTATCCTTAGTTAAGGTAACTAGCGAAAACGGTTCAACTACGATTGACTCAATGGCAGAAGACCGTTCTGTTATTCTTACTTCAGCAACACACAAGGCTGTAAGTGAGTTTACTGGAACATTTGGTATGCCTAACCTAGATAAGTTAGCTCTACACTTAAAGAATCCTGAATACAAGGATAACGCTAAGATCGAAGTAGTCAGTGCTGATAGAAACGGTGAGACGATTCCAACACACATACACTTTGAAAATGCAGCTGGCGACTTTGAAAACGATTATCGTTTTATGAACAAGGCCATTATTGAAGAAAAGCTCAAGACTGTTAAGTTCAAAGGTGCGAGCTGGGATGTTCAGTTTAAGCCATCAATGGCGGCTATTCAGCGTATGAAGCTAATGAGCACTGCACACTCCGAAGAACCAATCTTTACTGTTAAGACAGAAGTTACAGGCGGAGTTACCGACCTAGTGTTTTACTTTGGTGATGCCAGCACACACGCAGGTAAGTTTGTTTTCCAAAACAATGTTACCGGTTCGCTAAAGCATGCATGGAGTTGGCCTGTTGCACAAGTGCAGTCAATTCTAAACTTAGACGGCGAAGCAACTGTAAGCATTTCAGATCAAGGTGCTATGATGATTTCCGTTGATAGTGGCTTAGCCAAGTACGATTACATCCTACCTGCACAAAGCAAGTAATGAATAGTACACAGATATTTTCTGCATGTCTTGCATTCTTAGTCCTGTGCGGCATTGTTTATAGTCGCACAGGATGGAAGAACATACGAGAATGTTATGGCATGTGGTTTACAAAGGAATACTGGACCAACTATAACACTGTAGAGTTTTTAAGTTGGGCGGCAAAGGCTGTTATCATTATTCCTGGCTTGATATTTGGTATTCAAATTTGGTGGCTTTATTTTTTAACGTTGTTAACTAGTCTTACACTAATATGGGCAAGTAATAAAAAATTGTTACCGACACTAGTAGGATTTAATACTATATGGGTTTGGATAAGCTGTATGGTATTGGCACAACATTTGGTAAATTAATGAACAGAGATTTAACAGCAACACAAAGCGATTATGCACACTTCTTGCCCGCACTGAGTGGTTTCTATGCCACTTATGTGGGCAAACAGCGTTACGATAATTATGTAGATCCTGCTCGTATTCCTTCAAACTTCACTAATGGTGTTGAAAGCCTCAATTACTTAGATCCAAGCAAAGGGCTTTTCAACTATCATTGGACTCTTTATTCCGCAGGACACGCAGAACTTGATGTTAACAAGTTTAGTCCTAAAGAAGACATGGTGCGAAATCGTAACAGGAATACAAGTTGGATCTTAGGAGACTCAGGCGGCTTCCAGATCGGTAAAGGCGTTTGGGAAGGAGACTGGAAAGATCCTAACTGTCCTAAGGCACAAAAGAAACGTGAACAAGTGCTCACGTGGATGGATGCTTACATGGACTATGGAATGATCCTTGATATTCCTGCGTGGGTTGCTCGTTCACCTGCTGGACAGAAAGCAACAGGCATTACTTCTTATACAGAAGCAGTTCAAGGTACTTATATCAACAACGATTGGTTCATTAACAATCGCAATGGCAACTGTAAGTTTCTAAACGTACTACAGGGTGAGAATCATGCAGACGCTGAAGATTGGTATCAGCGTATGAAAAAGTATTCTGATCCTAAACAATATCCAGGCGTTCACTTTAACGGATGGGCCATGGGTGGTCAGAACATGTGTGACGTTCATCTAGTACTAAAGCGTATCATTGCACTGCGCTATGACGGATTGCTAGAAAAGGGTGTACAGGATTGTATGCACTTCCTAGGCACAAGTAAACTAGAATGGGCTTGTTTGCTAACAGACATTCAACGTGCTGTACGCAAACATCACAATGAACAGTTCATGGTTACGTTTGACTGTGCTAGTCCATTCTTAGCAACTGCTAATGGACAGATCTATATTCAAAATGAAACAGTAGATCGTTCAAAGTGGACTTATCGAATGGTGCCATCAGTAGACAATAAGAAGTATGCAAGTGATCAACGTCTGTTCCGTGATGCTGTACTACAAGATGGTATCTTTAAAAACTTTGAAGATTCGCCAATCACTGAACAACTAAAGGTTTCAGATGTTTGCGTATATGCACCGGGCGACCTAAATAAGATCGGTAAGGAAGGCAAGACTAGTTGGGATTCATTTAGTTATGCTATCCAGATGGGGCATAATGTTTGGAGTCACATCAATGCTGTTCAAGAAGCGAATAGGCAGTATGATGCAGGCATTGTTCCAAACATGCTTGTACAAGAAAAGTTTGACAGGGTGTTCTTTAAAGATATCGTTGAAGAAATCTTTGCAACTGACGATCGTGATAAAGCATTAAAATTAGTTGATGAACATAGTCGTTTCTATATGGCTATTCCTGGTACTAGAGGTGCAGTTGGTAAAAAGACTGTAAATGCCAGTACTTTCTTTGGTTCTCTTTTTGAAGTTGAAGAAACTGTAGAAGAAGACACTGAAGACAATCTTGATGAAACAAAATTGGAGGAGTTGGAGGATGAGCAACTTTGAAGAAGACCACGATAAACTTGTGGCACACCTACAAGAGCTGTACAAAAAGCATAGAGAGCTTGACGACGAAATAGATCTATTGTATAGTAAGTATGCTCCTGATGCAAAAGTTACTAGGCTAAAAACCAAGAAACTTTGGCTTAAAGACGAAATCAATTTATACGAAACCAAACTAAGAACCTTAGACTTATGAATAGAGATTATACAGAAGGCGTGTTAGACGATGTTATCTTCTTCGTTGGGAACGAAGTTGAGCATACTCCGGCATATGGAATGAAAACCCTGTTTGTTACAGGAGTACAACCTACTGATGCTATTGACAGTATCCTCAACGATCAAAACTCCTATTCAGATACTAGCAAGCATATTCGCCATATTTTCTTTGGTGCCAATCACAGTTTCAATCCTAAACATAATGATTATGACGATTGGAAGGCTTGGGAAGATATGATCACGTACTATCTTGACAAGAACTATCTATGCAGTTTAGACATTCCAATTAACTGTGTTGAAGAATTTAACGACGGTGGATTAAACGACAGAGATAATTTTATTCCACAGATCCGTGTACCAATTCCATATATTAGATTATGGAACTACAACACCATGCTCAAAATTGACGACAAGGATTTCCGTGCAACCAATCCAGGCGTATGGAGTCACAGTTTGCACGATCTAATGAACAGAGAAAAATTTACTGATTGGTCCAAGTATACACTTGACAAGGCCATTAAGTGAACATATACTTAAAGTATAACAAAAATAAAGGTAACACATGAGTCAAGCTAATACAAAAAGTATTTGGGTAACCTTTCGTAAAGAAGGTATCCACTGCTATCCAGCAGCCGCTACTGAACCCAATCTAGCTACTGGGGATGAATATGATGTAAGTTTTCTAGCTACATCCCACAGACACATCTTTCATTTCAAGGTTCGTATTGAAGTCTTCCATGATGACAGAGATATTGAATTCATTCAATTCAAGCGTTGGCTTGAAAATCTTTATAACCAAGGCACACTAGAACTCAATCACAAGTCATGCGAAATGATTTCAGATGACTTGTATGGGGAAATTTCTGCAAGATATCCGGGCCGCTTTGTAGAAATTGAAGTCTCCGAAGACGGAGAAAATGGCTCACTTGTCTATTATCCTTACAACTTGATCTAAAGGAAGAAATAAAAATGTCTATCAGTAATCCCGTTATCAACAAGGTATTCAATGATCTCGATGCATATCGCGACTATTGCCGCTTTGAAGGTAAGGTGTTCAACGAGAAGGCCCTGTATAACAAGCAGGATCCCAATTGGCAGGCATACGAACGTTATCGTGGATGGCAACGTTCAAAGTTTAAAAACACAAAGAGATTTGAGAAGAATCCACAGCAATGACAATATACATCGTAGACATTGAAGCAGTAGATACACGCTACACAAAGCAATGGAAGGAATACCTTCCACAACAGCTTCGCCATGCTACGAATGAAAAAGTCGTTGTAATTAGTGGCGGTGAAACGCCTCAGGCTACTACGCCTGGGGCTTTTCTCAATTTCGGCGGTACTAATGTGTACAAGAGTAAACAGCTTGAACAAATTGGTGAAATGTTCTGCAAAGGAGAAATTAAAGATGGCGACTATTTTCTTTACACGGATGCTTGGAACCCCACAGTTATACAGCTTCGGTACATGGCTGAGCTTTTGGGCATCAACATTCGAATTGGCGGTTTATGGCATGCTGGTTCTTATGATGAAGCAGACTTCTTAGGAAGACTGATCGGACCAGCTCGTTGGGTTAGACATGCTGAAAAGAGCATGTTCCACTGTTATGATCAAAACTTCTTTGCAACAGAATTCCACATAAAGATGTTCTTTGATGAACTACTTCATGATGGTGTTCCGTTAGACAATCCTTGGTACGACGAAGACTGGAATGATCGTTACGATGACGGTAAGATTGTACGTGCTGGTTGGCCTATGGAATATCTAGCAAACAGTCTAAGTCAATACAAGGGTATGGAGAAGAAAGATTTAATTCTTTTCCCGCATCGCATTGCTCCCGAGAAACAGGTTGATATCTTTAGAGATCTAGCAGAGCAACTTCCTCAGTATGAGTTTGTTGTTTGTCAAGAACGTACTCTAACTAAGAATGAATATCATAACTTGTTAGGACAATCTAAACTAGTGTTTAGTGCTAATCTACAAGAAACACTAGGTATTAGTTGGTATGAAGGTGCTCTTGTTGACGCTATTCCAATGGTGCCAGACAGACTAAGCTACAGTGAAATGGCGCTGCCTGAATTTAAGTATCCGTCAGAGTGGACCACTGACTTCTTTGCTTACAAAGATAATAGAACTAAAATAGTTTCCCAAATAGTTGAATATATGGAAAATTATGAAGATTTCTTAGTAAGTTTAGATAAGCAGGTCGCTAAGTTAAAGAAGGAATTCTTTAACGGAAAAGATATCTATGGGTCTATAAAGAATGGAAAATAAAGGCGATACGTTCGTTTATCAATCTTCAAATGACGTTACTATAACTGTTGGTAACGATTATGCCGCAGGAGATGTTATTACAATATCTAACATGGCAGGTGGCATAGAAACTATTACACTCGGCCCAATAACGAGTTCTGGAACTGA